CTCCAATTTCTATCCCGAGCCCGGATGGTGGAATCGGTAGACACAAGGGATTTAAAATCCCTCGGCGTTCGCGCTGTGCGGGTTCAAGTCCCGCTCCGGGTACCATTGGGATAAAAGCTAATAAAATCAATGAAAAGCAGTGTCGTATTAAACCACCTTCGGGTGGTTTTTTATTGCCCGCAATTCAGGGTAGTGGCAGCAAAATGGCAGCAGGGTGGCAGCGCTGCATTTTTCCTTCGATTACCTGACCTCTTCGCGATTATCAAAAGGGTTTAATGCTACGGCCGCATCAAGATGATTGGGGGCGAAATGCGCATACCTCATCGTCATCATGATCGTACTGTGTCCGAGTATCTGCTGAAGCACTAAAATATTACCCCCACGCATCATAAAGTGACTTGCAAAGGTATGGCGCAGTACATGGGTACGCTGACCTTTTGGCAACTCAATAGCGGCCCTTGCAAGCGCTGATGCGAAGGCTTCGTATGCTGGCGAGAAAAGTGCTCCGCGTTTTTTGGGGAGCAACTTTTGTAGTTGTTCAGAAATCGGCACAGTTCGATTTTTTTTGCTTTTGGTCTGCGTAAACGTCAGTCGCCCGGGCAGAACCTGAGATTGCTTTAAATCCTGCGCCTCGCTCCACCTCGCTCCGGTAGCCAGGCATATTCGCACGATGATGCCCAAATCTTTGTTTGCCGATTGATCGCAGGCCGACAAAAGTCGCTCTATCTCCTCCTCGTAGAGGAAGGCCAGTTCCTGATCTCCCTCCTTGAATTGTCTGATGCCCGACAGCGGGTTATCTCCCTCCCATTCACCCAGCCGCTTCATCTCTGAAAAAACCGCGTGCAGGTACGACTGCTCGCGATTTACCGTCGCCTCACTGAGTTTCTTTTTGCCTTTCTGATTCCACTCACCGGCCAATCGTTTTTCACGATAAACCGCAAATGTATTTTTATCGAAGTGAGACGCGAGGGGATCGCCCAGGCGCTCGCAGATCGCCAGCAGCTTTACCTTGCGCTCATCACCAGACGTTAGCGTTTTGCCGTGCATTTCGTACCAGCGCTCAACGAAAGCAGAAAGCGTCACCGCGCTGTCGTTTACCTCCTGGCTGGTTGCGTTATTCATGGTGCGGCGCTCAAAAGAGAGCGCCTCGCCTTTGGTAGCAAACTGCCTGCGAATGCGCTTCCCGTCACGACCATACGGGAAGCACTGGCACAGCCATTTGCCGGAGGGGAGTTTACGGACGGTCATCTTCGGAAACCTGCATTGAGAGCCGAACGGCTTCGTTAATGATTTCTATAGCTTCGTCCTTGCTGTACCCGTCAACGCTACTTCTGAAAACAGTTCCATCCCTTCGCTCTAACTCAAAAAAAACTTTTTTCCTGTGCACTCTCGCAAGCTGCTTAATAACATTGATGACAGGCTTGAGATAAGGCGTGATGCTTTCCGTGAGGATTGCAAACTTTTCTGGCCCACTAACTGAAAATCGTTGTATTTTTGTGATATCTAGGTTTTCGGACTGAATTGCAGCGTTGAAATCAGTGATACAGCTGTCATCAACATAAATCAGGATATCTTTTATGAGACTCATTTTTAGCAGGGCTCCTAAATTTGATAATAGATTTCAAAGGGCGATGTTCTTTGCAAGCATGGCGTTTCGCCAATTGCTAGGGAAAGCGCCGGAAAAGTCTGCTACGTCGGTATGCACACGCTCGGCAGGAGGTGGAAAATTCACAGGCGCATACGTCTGTATGTTTGAATACCAACATGGAGGGTGGATATCGGTGTGTTGTTCCGAGCCAGAAAAAGCCTCTGATGACGAAAAGGGCAGCGTCAAGAGAATGAAGGCGCTACTGGATGTTATTGCACCTCCCGCGCGCAATGATCGGCGCCCATGAAAGATCGCCTCGCCTTTGATGGCAAACTGCCTACGAATGCGCTTTCCGTCACGACCATACGGGAAGCATTGGCACAGCCATTTACCTGAAGGCAATTTACGAACAGTCATTAAATTTCACTCTTAAGTATTTATAATAAGTTCACAAGCCAGAGCCATTACCAGACAAACAAGCGTTTGAAAAGATAGCTATTGCTCAAGGACAGTGATTATTTGACCGGTCTTAATATCAACATCTGCGGATAGTGTTTGCTTGACGCGCGCGGCATAAACATTTGTTCCACTGAAGGTTGTTGAAACAATGGCGTGAGGCGCTCCATCCATGAGAATTCTGTAAGTGGTCTTAACATGCTTGTAGGAATCTTCGTCGTTCATACTTTCTTTAATGACTCTCTCAAGAGGGCGATAAGCGCCATCCCAGCCACTAAACTGCGCGTAAAAAGTGTCGAAGTTCGTGCGCTTATCAAGCAACTTTGGATCTTTTTTGTAATCATCCATACACCAACCAAGGGCGATACCAATCCGTACATCGTCTTTTCTTGTCGCCGATAACTCACTCAAACAACTGTAGAACCTGGGCGCATCGGATTCAGGGAGGCCTTCTGACTGCATGAAGTTAGAAATTATACCTTCGCGTTCTTTTTTGTTTTTAGACCGATACTCGGTGACGGTCGTTGTGGGGTATTTAAATTGATTCGCTTCTATTTCCGCCTGCGCCGCCTTTCCACGGTCTAGCGCGATTTCTTCGGGAGATTGCCGCTCGGGGTAAAGATACCCAGCCATCCCACCAGTCAAAAGACACACAAGCAGATAAGTAAGAGAAGATTTTTTTCTGTTCGGCATCCCAACCAGCGAAGGTTTAACCAATCCAACCCAAAAGGCTAAAGCCGCAACTGCAGATACAATAAAAAGAATATTTTCCATTTCTGAGTCCTATGAATATTAATCCGTAACGCCTAGTCAAATTTCACGCGGAGGCTAATCCCCGCTAATTTTTGATTGTGGCTTTGATTGCGCGAACGCATCACCAACCGCCTGTATGTTTAAGCGCGCCGCCTGATCCATAGCGCGGTAATTCTCTAAGAGTTTTTTTTCTTCTTCATTTTGCGGGGCGATACTGCCCGGCGCAGGCATTCTCTGTCCCGTAAGGACGTAGACAATATCCACCCCAATACCAGCCAGAGCGGTAAGGTAAATCGTGTCTGGCGCCCGCTCACCCTTCTCATAGTTAAGTTGGGTAAGCTTTTTAACCCCACCAATCTCTCCCATAGACTGCTGGCTTAAACCCAAACGCTCTCTCTCCTCACGCAAGCGAGCCCCGATATAACTTTGCATACCAACACCTCTTGACAGGTATAAATAATTATACCATTATGTTTTTCACGGACACTTAGCAGATCACAATATACCACTATGACACAAGCACATCATATCCAGAGGTCTCGCACGCCCAAGAACAGCGTCGCCGGTGGGGCGCTACCGTTAAGACTTTCCCCAGAAGAGCGGGCCGCTATTGACGAAATGGCAAGAGCTGAATGCCGCTCCGCTTCAAACATGATTCGCATTGTTTTTTTGCGCGGGCTTGAGGTTATGAATCCCGAGCGAGAAGCGCATCCAGAAAACTAGCCCGTACCGAGGTGAGACATGTCAGGCGTAACCATCAATTTAAATGTTGCCGCGCCTTATCTATCTCTGAAGGAGTATTCAAGAATTACGGGTATTCCGTTTGAGACATGCCGGGATATGGTGAAGGATGGGCGGATCATCATCCGACCTAAGGAGCTTTCCGGAGGCAAGGTTGAAGTAAATATGATTGCCATGCTCAAGGATGCTATCGCGAATAGCTGAACGTTAAACAAATCAAGGGGAAGACAGCATGAATATTTCCACTAAACAGGCAATAACGGACTGTGCACTAATAATCGTGGGAACGTGCATTTCTTCGATTGCTATTGCGCTAACAATAAAATTCATCACGACTTTTATTTACTAAGGGCTGGCAAGAATGAATAAACGCTACTCACAGCATGGCAAGTGCGCGGGAAACATTCGCGTCAGATCCCACGATAGCCTGCCTAAAGTCGTCTGGATAAATAAGCACGCCGGGATTTGTTGCGGTTTTACCATCCGCGTATTACCGCGTAGGGTGGGTAAGAAACGTTATCAAATTATGAAAGATGGTGATTCTTTCGGAATTGACTTCGCTTTGTCGGACGCGCGCAGAACGATACACCGGATTATTAACAAAAACCGTTT